TTTCACTGCACAACCGGTTACCGATTGTGTCCATGTCCATTCGCCTTCATCGACCTGGAATGCAATGAGAAAAATGGTCTGGCCATCAACGCCATCACGTTCGGCTACGGCACTGTATGGCTGCTTCTGACCATTCACATCAGCGGGCTGTGTCCAATTCAAATCATTGGGATCGAATATGCCGACGTCGCTGATACCTCCCGTAACGCCGCCGCACGGCCTGCTATATTGTTTTAATGAAACACAAAGCATCGTATTTGATTAATGAGTGAAGAAATTTTGTTTTTGCCCCGGCACATTATGTCCAGGAGCTGAGCGCGATTACTATGAATTCGGGAAGTGCCACCTGTGTACCGGCTTTCAGGAAGAGTCGGTAATACCAGGTCATTTCCTTTTTCTCATACCATACTTCCAAAGCGGTCTTGCCATCTTCTCCTTCCCCATAGTTTTTATCTGTGGCGAACACGAAGTTGCCGCGAATAGTAAGTATTGCTGCGTAACCGGCGGACCCTTTGATCTCCGTAATCACAGGAGACCATATCTTTTCAACAAGGATTTCAATACCCTTGTAAAAAAGACGTTTGATACCGGTCGGAAGATATTGAATGTTGCCTCCGCTGGCTGCAGTGGCAATCAGGTAATCTTCATATGCATCGGCAATTTCTTTACTCACGTAAAATGCCTTCTGCTCGTCGGTCCACGAGCCCATCAAAACGGGCTGCTTCTCATACAGGGATTTCAGCAGATTGTAAGCTGCCGCTGGCCCACTCGGATCATAATAATTGGTGCCGTTAGCGATAGCTATAGTTTGATTGGCGGGGATCACGCCAGCGGTGATATACTTTTTTATCCATTTGAACACCCCGTCGAATATGTTTGTGGACCATTGGGCCGTTGGCAGAGTGACGCGATCAACATCGCCGAAGTAGCTGTTTGATGCAATGTCGACGTTGACTGCCTGCTGAAAATAAGGGAGGATCTTGCTACCAAACAGGGGATCCCTGGCACGCCAATCTTTCAAGTCGCCCTGGTAAAACTCGTTGCGGCAAAACTGCGTGCCGGCATAGATCTCTTCCACCGACACCTGTCGTGTTGTTGCACCAAATACTTTTTTGTAAATGATATCGCAGGATGCATCTCGGCGTTGCAGGATGTTTTGTTGCCGGCGGATATCTATGATCGGTCGTTTTGTCGGAACATTATCCATCAGGGTGAACTCGTTCAGAGTTCCCTGATATGGAAAGTCCTGGGGAATAATATCCGCAAAAGCCGGATGAATTACGGCTTCGTGGAACGCCAGGCTGTCGATTGAAAAACTTTCAAACATCGCTGTTATATTTAAAAAGGTTAGTAAGCTGTTTAAGAATACATTTCCATCACTCTACACCGTTGGCGGCGCTGCGTTTCTTTGAGCGTCCCATCCACCGAGCACGCCTGCCGCGTCGATATTGTACGCTCCGCCGTCAGCCACGAGCATGTTATCATCGCACACAACAGTTGCAGTAATATCAAGGCCCTTTGATACATCCAATCCGGAAACATCAATCGTGACATCAGATTCGCCGCTTCCCCCGGCCGGCTGAATTTCGCCGCGTTTTTCACCGCCGAATTTGTCGTGCACACGCACGTGCACTATTTTCAACGCTACGCCTGTAGGATAAGTCGATTCATCAACGAGATCGATCTCTTTTGCCGTGGCGTCATATGAGTAGGACACCGCCGGATTAAATCCAATGGTTCCTTGATCCTGGCGGTAATTTTTCAGGTTCGAATTGTCAATTGCATTTGCTGCCATGACTTTGTTTTTAAAAAGTTGATAATCGTTTTTCGTCTCAGCTCCACTTGCCGATCTGCTTCGGTGCATCATTTGTTTTATCACCGGCTATGCTTTGCTTTCCTTTCAGGATGGTGATATCATTCGTGATTTCCTCGGTTGCCTCGTCGACCGCTTTCTTCACCGCCTTCGTTACAGCGGCATTGATTGCCGATGTGAAAGCTGTTTTTGCATTGCCATCTTTTGTAAAGTCTGTCGCACTCTTTACAGCGTCGGCAATGGGCTGTTCAATTGCGCTCATAATCGCGTTTGTCAATGCAGTTTTGAACGGTCCATCCTTCGAAGCATCAAGTGCGTTCGTTACTGCGGTGGTAACTGTCTCGTTGACCGTTGTTTCAAACTGCTCACCAGCGGCAACGATGGAATCGTTTATTGCCTGTCCAATGGAAGTCATGAGCGCTGTGTGGTCGTTATTCTCCGGTGCCTTGACAACTTTGATAGCGTTCATAATTGCATTGCCCAGGTCATTGAAAAATTTTTTCATGTCATCAAATTGTTGAGTGATTGAATCGGGATTTGGCGCAGGTCTTACTGCCGAATTATAGGCGTTCAGAACTGCGGTGTTTGCAAACGGCCAGTTTTCTTTGCTGATGGTTTGGTTAAATGTTGCTTCGCCAGTGACTTTTTTGATGAACCCGCCATCCTTTGCCTGTTTGGCTGTCATCCATGTCTCTTCATTCATCATCTTTGTGATATCTTCTTTGCGCTTGCCTGTGGCAGTCACATAGAAGTCCCTGGAGGCATCATTGAATTGGCGGAGAAGCCTTGCATATCTCTCTACCTCGTTGACATCACCCCAAACACCACCAGACACATTATGTATCATGAACCAGCTATTCTCGCTCAGCTCAGGCTCATCGCCTGCCATGAGGATATAAGTTGCGGCACTACCTACAATGCCACGACCGCGTGTGTTGACCCTCTTACCATTTGCCCGATAATCTTTGATCAGGTCATGGATCGCCATAGCATCAGTGACCATTCCACCTCCGCTATTGATGTACACATTGTACACCTGCGCATTAAGTGTCTCAAGCTGTTCTCTGAAAGATTTGTATGAAGTAGACGTCTCATCACCAAACCACAGTCTCCATATTTCCTGAGTCTCGGCGTCAACAATTTGACCATCGATGAAAATATCGACCTCGCCGTTCGACTGGTTTTTTATGGAATAACTGAAAACGTGGAGCTGTCGTTTCATAATTGCGATGTAAATCTGCAATTAGCATGCGACATTTTGTAGTTTTTAAATTAAAAGGGTGGGAAAAAATCCCACCTTTTCACTATTTTTGATCGCATTCCTAAAATCGGGATCGGCGGCTGGTTTGTGAACAATGGTATCAATTGCGGTATATGGCCATTGCGGTTCCACCGGACGTAGCTGGTACGTCCATAATAAATAAACCGGCGGAATGTAAAATGTGATTGAATACGCGCCGCAAATTGCGGCGCGTTCTTTTATGATGCTTTTTCCTCGCATTTAGTACAACCATAACGAGCCTGGTCCTCAGTAATACCGAGCTTGGTTTGAATCTGGCCATAAGATTTACCGTCGCCACGCAGCATGCAGATTTTTGCAGCAGTAATAGCGTTTGCTCCAATGAGTGCAACGAACTGCGGCCAGTTCCTGGTTGCTATCTCCTGTAGCTTTTTATCAAGGTCGGTCATTCGGATGGATTCGATTATAAGGTTCCGATTGTGGACTGCTTCACTTGTTTTTTCTGAGCTTGAGTAACTGTATTTGTTACCTGCTCAACCTGCAGGCGATCGATTCTACGACTTTGTTCGGCAGCAATGTTTTCCATTTTCTCCATCATTTCATTCCACTTTTCCTCTGTCATGTTACTGGTGAAGACCATATTGCTTGAGCCGGTAAACACGGGCGGCTGCAAACTTTCACCCAGGTACCCACCGGTCTCCATCTTCTGAAACGTCGCGCCGGGTTTGAAATCGACACCACCTCCTATACGATTGGCGAAAGATGCTATTTGCATTTGTGTGCCTGCTACTTGATATCGGGCGGATTTCGGAGCGTTCTTTGTCCTGATCACAGCGAGTTCTTTCGCTTCGGCGTTATAAGACTTTCCTTTAAAAGAAAAGTCTGTTCCGCCTCTTGTATGTGGTTTACCTTTGAACTCACCGCCCCGTAAAGGCACCTCGCCGGGCTGCCCACCAAACTCAAACTTCTCACGATTGATTTCATTTATCCGCATGGAGTAACGTGCCAATGCGAGCCCTGTGAATATCGCGCCGGCGATCGGCGCGAAGATTGGCCCAAGCTGCCACACGGAAGCCCAAATATTAGCGAGCTCGGCAGCGAGCGCCAACTTGGCCTCGGATTTACGAGAACGCCGTAGCTGATCTTGAGCCAATTTCTCCTGCTGCTTTTTCTTCGCTTCATACTGGCGCTCGATAGATGCTATTTCCTCCGTTGATTGAGCTCTGGCGATCACCTGCTGTTTCTCCATTTCCAGCCGCTCCAGTTGTAGATCCAGGTTGTCACGTATGCGTTGTTGCTCCGCATCGAAATAATCATTCATCACATCGCGTGCGAGCTCATAAGACTGAACGATCGCTGTACCAATAGCCTCTCCCAGTTGTTCACCAATCTCGGGATCCTGTGACAGCGTCTTGCCGAACTTTTTTGCGGCATCCCGAAGGAATGAAATGATATTGCCGCCAAATCCTAACTTGATATCAGCAAAAAACCCTTTGCCTTGCGTCTCCGGACGCTTCGATAGTTGGTTCTGTAATTCCTGTAGCTTCTTGGCAATCTCCTGATATTGCTCAAGAGTTATTACCCCTTTCTCATAAGCCTTTCTGAATTCCTCCTCCAGGATCTTATACATCGCCACCTGACGCACCAGTACGCCAAACTCCCGTTCATTCTCGAGGATCCTGATCTTTGCCTGCTTTTGTAGTTGTGTGAGCTTTTTGTCAGCTTGAACTAATAAGATGGCCCTATCGATGTTCAGATCAAACTCGGCGACCGATCGGCTGCCGGCAGATCTGGCATCTTCTATCTGCGCGAGAATAATCGCCTTCTCGTCTTCAGCAATTTTCCGGTTGATATTGCGAAGGTCGCGTGCCCTGTCCTCAGCATTCTTTCTTGTAAGGTTGTTCCGGTCTTTTTCAAGTTTATCCATTTCCTGATTGAAATGAATCTGTGCCGCCAAGATAATCTTATCGGCATCCAGCTGGGCCTGTGCTTTCGCAACAGCTGAAACCGAAAGGTCGGGGCTGTTGATAACGATATCTGCAGTCTCCTGCGCATTTTTTACCGTTATGTCGAACTGCTCGGCGAGTGCCTTTGCTTTCAGATCAAAAAGCTTGTCATTGGTCTCTTTCTCAAGCTTTACTTTCCCCAGGTTCAGATCAGCAATCTGCTTTCGCTCCTCCGCGTTCTTACCCTTTAGCAGCTTTAACTTTTGGTTGATAGCATTGACATTGTTTGCGTAGATGCTGTCAAGATAGGCCTCCTCACTGATCAGGTTCTCTATGCGGCGTTTCTCGTCGGTTGCGTTGAGGCGATCACGTATTGCATCGATATCCTTAAAATCATCCTTCTGGGCACCTGTCAACCGTGACTGCCGGTTGGTACTTGTTTTGTCCTTGGGATTAATTATGTTACTGATTTTCTTCTCTAACTCTACCAACGCGGAATATTCCTTGGTGAGTCGATTCGTACTTTTCCTTTTTTCGGTAACGTCATTGAGCAGCTTTTCAAATTGTTCATCCGTACCTCCGCTCTGAACCAATTGTTCAAATTTTGAAAACAATGTGGGCTCTCCAGATTTTATTTTTGATTCTATGTCTTTTTCAATCTCCTGTTGAATATCGAAATAATCTTGCACATCCCTTGCCGCTGCCCGCTCCGCATCAATAAGTAATTTCTTGACCAATAGAAAACCGGGAAGGCCTTGCTTGCTTATTAATTTTGCGGGATTCGCGTCGGGAAGGAAAAAATCGCTTGGGGATTGGAAGAAACCAGCCGCCTTTAATATTTTGGTGTTTCGATTAAGAATTTCACTCAGCACCTCTTTATCACTTCCTTCAAGACTGAGTTCCTGCCCAAGCGCAAATTGATTCTCCAACCTTTGCCGAACTGTAACTATTTGACCGAGTTTTGCCTGCTTTTCGGCCGTTAGAGTTGCGGATGCCTGGGCTTTCGCTTGAGCTATTATACTGGTCGTAACTGCTTTGTATGCTTTGTCAAGCTTATCAAGGGAAATAACATCATTCTGGATGGCATCGCGATACCGGTCATCGATTTTTATGAGCTCTTCTAACGCCTTCTTTTTGGTATCGGCCGATGTTGCTGAGCTTTTGATAATCTTAATCCACCCATCCATCACGCCGATTTGAGCGCCCACCGCCTTCGTCGCCCGATCATTGACTTCAGCCAGTATTTTGAGCTTTCTGTTTTGCTCATTTAATGCCAAGCCAGCCGCCTGTAAGTTCCTTGCAAAGGCCGCCAATGTCGCTCCAGCGATGCCTATCAATGTTAGAATTATGCGAACAGGTCCCGCTGCAGTGGCAGCGGTAATACCGAATATCCTCAAACTTGCGGTAACTAATTTCACCGCGCCGTTGAAAATAAACATACTGGCGACATACGCTAGATTTGCCAGTCTCAATACATTTAACAACAACAGGTTTGCACCTATCGCAAGATTATATAGAAGAACCTGTGCCCTTAATCCAATGAGCGTAGCGTTTTGAGCAATCCAGTTCACCGTTAGTAGTCCGACTAAAGTTATAAGCACTGGAAGACTAGCGAGCAGGAAGGTAACACCTGCCGTGACGATAGCTAAGAAAGTCTGGAAAGTTGAGCTTTCAAAAAATGTTGTGATTTTCTTGCCGAGTTTATCAAAAGATGCAGCAAGGTTATTGTTCTTCTTTTCAAACGCCTCCGATATTGCATTTGTTTCCTGCATTGATTTTCCGGCAAGGGAGATACGCTGACGGAAAATATCGGCTTTGCCGCCAAGCGTGGCGATAATGGTAGTGATCCGGCCAGACCCCAATTCAGAATCGGCAAGTGATTCCGAAATTGTTTCGAGATCCTTTCCACTTTTCACCAGACCTTCACTTACTTTGACCAGCGCTTCAATCGGATTTGTATTGAGTAGTGACGAAAAAGCCTTCTGAGTCAGACCGGCAATCTCAGCGTATTTTGCCGTATCGGTGGCCAGCTTGGGAATTACTTTGACGAGAACTGTGGAAGCTATCTCGGCACTTTGCTTGAACTCTTCGAATCCAGCTGCCAGCCCAACAACATCGGGTAACGTTATGTTTGCAACCTGTTTCAGGCCTGCCATTCGGCCACTGAAATCAGTGATGAACGGAACCGATGCGGTTGTTTCGTTAGCCAGCGTTCTTATTGAGTTACCAATTTGAAGAATACGTTCTTTAGTAATCTCCCCATCTGTATAAAAGATATTGATGAGCTTAACGGTTGTTTCAACCCCACTCTCTACACTTCCGAAATCTTTCCCAAATGAAACCTTCATGATATCGAATGCCTCAGTTACTCCCTCAATATTCTCTTTGGCGGCTCCGGCCTTGAGTGCGACATTAGCGATTTCCTGCAGCCCCGCAACAGTAGTTCTGGTATCCAATCTCCTGAGAGAAGAATTCAATCGATCTGTTTGTTCGGCGGTCCCACCGATCTGAATTTCCAAATCGGTTGCGGCGTCCGATGCTTTGGCCGCTTCTTGTATACCTTGCTGCGCCCGGTTTATAATTGCAGTCAACCCAATAAACCCAAAAACAAGGGATGACAATTGACCTTTCAAGTTTTTGAAACCATTACCGATCGCATTGGTAATTTGTACGCCAATATCACCTGTTCCCTGCAACTCATTATCAAGTCGGTTTACTTCGTTCGTAAGGTTTATGGTCTCCCTTCTGTTTTCAATCATTTGCGCCTCGATCGCCTGCAGATCACCGACTCCAGTCCTCTTTGCCTCATCAAACTCCTTTTGGAGTTTATCAAATTCCGCATTCAATTCTCCCAGGCGTTGTTTCGCTTTTGTGACCTGGCCGGCAACCAGGTCACCCAATCCCATCTTCTTAAACGCCTGCACAATCCCGGAAGTGTATTCCCCTACCAATAATCCATCGCG